GGCGTCCACGATGACCTACCCGACGCGCTCTCTTACATTGACCAGCTGGCGGTGACTTCCTACTTCGAAGGCGACGCCGACGATGACTGGGAGCCGATAGACGTAATTTCTGGGGTGTAAGATGGATCGAAACGATTTTGACGAACCCACGGAAAACGATAAAGAGCTTATCGATTTCGTGGTTCAGCATTGCGACCGCTGGCGCGATTACCGTAATGTGAACTTCCTCCCGCAATGGGAAGAATACGAGCGCATCTTCCGTGGCGAGTGGGCCGTTGAAGACAAGACACGCGACTCTGAACGCTCCCGTATTGTGACGCCCATGACTCAGCAAGCCGTTGAGACGCGCCATGCAGAGATCATGGAAGCGATCTTCGGCTCTGGGGAATACTTTGACATCAAGGACGACGTCAGAGACATCGACGGCAACCCGATGGATGTCGAGATGATCAAGATCCAGATGATGGAGGATCTGAAAAAAGACAAGTTTAGGAAGTACGTCGATCAGATTGAGTTGTTGGCTGCGATCTATGGCACGGGTATTGCCGAGATCACAACGACAATGGAAAAGGAATACATCCCAGCGACCCAGCCGATCCCCGGCATGGCTGGCCAAGCGGCCATCGGTGTGCAAGAAGTAGAGCGCGTCTCGGTCAAGCCCATACCGGTGAACCCGAAGAATTTCTTGTGGGACCCGAACGGCACGACGGTGGACGACTGTATGGGTGTGGCGATCGAGAAGTACGTGTCGATCCACAAGGTGGTGGCCAACATTGAGAAGGGCGTCTATCGTAAGGTCAACATCGTTCCGACCTACGACGACACCGACTTGGAGCCCACACAAGAGGTCAGTCAGTACCAGAACGAGAAGGTCAAGCTTCTGACGTACTACGGCCTGGTGCCCAAAGAGTATCTGTCTAAGCTGGACAAAGAAGACGAAGAGATGGTCGATCTGTTCCCGGACGATTCAGTGGCCGAGGACTACAGCGACTTGGTCGAAGCGATCATCGTCATCGGTAACGACGGCATGCTGTTGAAAGCCGAAGAGAATCCGTACATGATGAAGGATCGTCCGGTATTGACCTACCAGGACGACACAGTGCCCAACCGGTTGCCTGGCCGTGGGACGGTGGAAAAAGCCTACAACATGCAAAAGGCGATCGATGCGCAGGTCAGAACGCATCTGGACTCGCTGGCGTTGACTGCTGTGCCGATGGTGGCGATGGACGCCACACGCTTGCCCCGAGGGGCAAAGTTTGAAGTCCGTCCGGGCAAGGCGTTCATGACCAACGGCAACCCGAGCGAGATTTTGTTCCCGTTCAAGTTTGGCCAGACTGACGGCAGCAACCTGACGACTGCGCAAGCCTTTGAGCGCATGCTCCTGCAAGCCACAGGCACATTGGACAGCCAAGGCATGGTCACGCAGGTGGCCAGAGACGGCGGCAACGCCGGCATGTCGATGGCAGTGGCAACGATCATTAAGAAGTACAAGCGCACGCTGGTGAACTTTCAGGAAGACTTCCTGATTCCGTTCATCAAAAAAGCAGCGTTTAGGTACATGCAGTTCGACCCCGAGCGCTATCCATCGGTGGATCTGAACTTCATCCCGACAGCGACACTGGGTATCATCGCTCGCGAGTACGAGCAGGCGCAGTTTATTGCGCTCCTGCAGACGCTGGGTCCTGACACACCGGTGCTGCCATTGATTCTGAAAGGGATCGTGGCCAACAGCTCGCTGTCTAATCGCATGGAGTTGATGGAGTCCTTGACGCAGATGGCGCAGCCGAACCCTGAAGCGCAGGCAGCGCAGCAGATGCAGCAGCAGCTGGCCATGCAAGCGGCTCAGTCGCAGATTGCGGTCAATCAGACACAGGCTGAGCGCAACCGGGCGGAAGCCATCAACACCACGATTGAGACGAAATTGAAGCCAATCGAGGTGCAGAGCAAGATTATGGCGGCCAACACGCAGAATCTGCCCAATGACGCTGAGATGGCCTCCAAAGAGTTCGACAAACGGGTGAAGATCGCCGAGCTGATGCTAAAAGAAGCCGACATCAAGAACAAATCGAAGATTGTTGAGATGCAAATGGCGGAGAAGCAGAACAAAATCAGCGGCATGGAAGAGGATTTCTTGGCTGAATTAACCAAGGAGCTGTCTGGTGGACGTTGAAAGCCTAGCTAAGCAGTTAATCCTTCAGAACATGACGCCAGAGCAGCAGACTGCTGTTCTGGAGTCGGTTCGCTCTACCTTGCAAGAGGCCAGAGGCAACCAGAAACGACGGGTGAGCGAGAACGTCGGCATGGTGGTCGATGCTTTGAAGAAGATTGAAGCCGACATTCGGGCGAAATACGACGATCTAGGCAACAAAATCACGGCTAGGGTCAACTCGATACGTGATGGGCGTGACGGCACCAACGGATCGGACGGTCGAGATGGCTTAGATGGCCGTCCAGGCCGTGATGGCGCTCAAGGACCCGCTGGTCCAGCTGGCCGCGACGGTGTGAATGGGGTTGATGGGGTTGATGGGGTGTCTGTCACGGACGCCAAGATCGATTTCGACGGATCTTTGGTGATTTCGCTCTCAAACGGGCGTGAAATCAACGTCGGTGAGGTGGTTGCTCCCGATGTAGCTGAGAAAATTCGTATTGTCGCCAATGGCGGCGGTACATCGCAGACGGTCATTGATGCTTTGGCGTCGTTACAGACACAAATCAACAACATTTACCCCAGCCAGACGGGCAATGCGGGTAAGTTCTTGACCACCAACGGAACGGCTGTTTCGTGGGCTAACGTGGCAGGCGGTCTTAACTACCAAGGCACTTGGGATGCAAGCACGAACACTCCAACACTGACTTCCAGCGTTGGCGTCAATGGCTATTACTACATCGTAGCGACCGCTGGCTCAACGAATCTGAATGGTATTACCGATTGGCAGATTGGCGACTGGCTGATGTTTAATGGAACGGTCTGGCAGAAGATCGACCAGTCGAACTTAGTCACTTCGGTCAACGGCCAAACAGGTGCGGTCAGTCTGACGACAACTAATATCAACGAAGGTACGAACCAATACTATTTGGATTCGCGCGCTAGGTCGGCTATCAGCGCAGGCACGGGGATTAGTTACAGTTCATCTACTGGCGTTATCACAAACAGCGCGCCAGATCAGACAGTCGCATTGACAGGTGCTGGTACGACCAACATCACAGGTACATACCCTAATTTCACCATCACGTCGAACGATCAGTTTGCAGGCACGGTCACAAGCGTAGCTGGCACCGGCACGGTCAATGGCATTAGCCTCTCAGGCACGGTTACATCTAGCGGCAGCCTGACACTGGGCGGCACGCTCTCAAACGTTAGTCTGGCAACGCAGGTAACTGGCACACTGCCGATTGCCAATGGTGGTACAGGCCAGACGACACAGACTGCAGCATTTGATGCCTTGTCACCGCTGACAACTAAGGGTGATTTGATCACCCATAACGGCACCAACGATGTCCGCTTGGCTGTTGGATCGAATGGCCAACTGCTAACCGCCGATTCGGCAGAAGCTACGGGTGTGAAGTGGGCGGCAGCGCCAGTCAGCACCACGGTGTCGGACGACACCACGACGAACGCAAGCTACTACCCGACGTTTGCAACGGCGACCAGCGGTACGTTTTCAACGGCCACGGTATCTAGCACTAAGCTGACATACAACCCGTCGTTGGGTGACTTGAGAGCGACACAACTCGCTGCTTCCAACGGCATTATGTTCACCAACCAGACGATCAATACATCGGTGACGTTTCCTACTGGGTACGATGGTATCAGTGGTAGAAACTCAACGATCGCCTCTGGCGTGACGGTGACGGTGCCAAGTGGTGCCACCTGGACGATTGTGTAAGGAACGATTATGCCAATGACATTTGACGGTAACGGCACGATTACAGGACTATCGGCTGGTGGTCTGCCTGATAGTTCTATTGTTACTGCTGACATTGCTAATGCTGCAATTACCGCTGCAAAACTAGATGGCGCTCAGAGTGGATCTGCTCCTATCTATGGCGCTAGAGCTTGGGTGAACTTTAATGGTACTGGTACGGTAGCTATCAGAGCGTCTGGCAATGTGAGTTCTATTACTGATAATGGTACTGGTGATTACACGGTGAACTTTACTAATGCGCTAGTGGATGCTAATTTTGATGCCAATGTTACTGGTGACATTGGTGGTGCTAGTGATTTTGCCGTTGGTTGTACAAGGGATAGCTCTACTGCTAGAACAACGTCATTGGTACGAGTTGGTATGGGTACTACAGGTGGTCTTCCAGCAGATTCCACCGTTGTTTCTGTCACCATCTTCCGCTAAAGGACAACCATGAACAGCAAACACTTACGTAATGCTTTGATGATTGGTTAACTATGTCATTGAAACTAAATTCATCTGGTGGTGGTAGCGTACTATTGCAGGAGCCTAGTACGGCTTCTAACCGCACCTTAACTTTGCCTGATGCTGACGGTACAGTTATCTATTCAGATGCTTCTGCTAATCTGCAATTTAACTCAGGTTACGGCTCAACAGCCACAGCATACGGTTGCAGAGCATGGGTAAACTTTAACGGCACAGGTACAGTCGCTATTAGAGCTAGTGGCAATGTGTCGAGTATTACGGATAACGGTACTGGTGACTATACGGTCAACTTTACTAACGCGCTAGTAGATACAAATTATGTCGTTGTTGTTCCGTCAATGATGACTGGTGGAAACACATCTGAATATTTTGGGGTTCTTACACCATCAAATAACTCTTACTCTACTAAAACTACTTCGGCGGTCAGATTGGCGGTATATAACACTTTAGTAAGTAATCAAGATGTTTTTGATGCAAATGTCGCAATCTTCCGTTAATTAAGGACAACCATGAACTCACGCATAATTTACCCTACAGATGACGGTGGTGTTGCTGTCATTATTCCAGCCGCTGAGTGTGGCTTAACCATTGAAGAAATCGCTGCTAAAGACGTGCCAGCAGGTAAGCCTTACGAGATCGTAGACGTAGCGGATATTCCTTCAGATCGTACATTTCGTGGAGCATGGTCATGGGTCTCGTAATCGACTTAACTAAAGCTAAGAACATTGGTCACGATATGCGTCGTGCTGCTAGGGCTGAAGAATTCAAGCCTTACGACGAAGCTATTGCCAAGCAGATACCGGGTGCATCAGACGGTGCAGAAGCGGCTCGTCAGGCTATCCGTGACAAGTACGCAGCTATCCAGACTAGTATTAACGCAGCAACGACACCTGACGAGATCAAAGCAGCATTGGGGATTTAAATGTCAACATTAAAGACGAACAATGTACAAGTTGGGCAGTCTGTAACGGCTACAAATAACTTTACTATTTATCAGCCTTCCTCCCCTGACGGTACT